GTCTCACCAGTTTCGGTGTTGACTACATCAAATTTTGCCATAATGATTACTCGGTATGTTTATTTATGGGGATAGTCTTGCCTTGTGTAGACGCTTCTCTTCGTAGTATTCAAAGACTTGTGGGACCCACGCTTTGGTTGGTTCAATCATTGCTTCACACAATGCCTGGATCTCTAGTTGAGCATCCAACTTAGCACGGAGATCTAGGAAGTGAAGTAGAGAACGAAGACTAAAAGTAACAACAAAGTTTTGACGGATGCTCTGTGGTAGGTAGTCACGCAGATGCTCTTCAGATGCACCGTTCTCAAATCCAGTAGCATAACGACGAGATGCTGCTACAGTTAGTCCCAACTCAGTTTCATAGTCATCCTCAGTCCACTCATACTTCTTACCTTTGCGGTTAGTATAGAAACCTGGAGGACGAATATAGAATACCTCTTGAGGATTCAGTCTGCCGTCAGCAACCTTGAGTACACGCTTACAGGTATACCTCTGGGACTGAACATCGAAACTGATTCCCACTCTGTGGGTGCGTGCCTGGACGACAACATTGTGGACGAATCCAGAGCAAGAGAATGTGATAGCGGGGTGTTCTAGGGGACCCCAGTGACCTCTACCATTACTTAGTAGTTGTTCGATGATCCACTTGCCTGCTTCACTTTCGTGTGGAATATTTGTATCTTCAATAGGTAGTTCGCTATAGTCATTCTTACCTCCCATAAACACAAGTTGTTGTGGGTTGGGAGTACAACGGATCATCTCAACCTTTTGTAGTGGGTCAAGACGGAGTAGGTCTGCTGCTTTTACGGGTCTCATACAGAATCGTCAGTAATGTGGTCAAACATATCCATAATAAGTTCTTCGGTTGGTGTCTCAGCACCATCCTCAGAATACTCAGTCTCACTAATGCGATGTGTCTCTGCATCAGTATAAACTTCTGCTTTCAATTCATCGATGAGCACCTCTATCGATTGAATTAAAAATTTAATCTTCTCAGCGTTCATAGTAAGTATTAATCAAAGATATTATAGCACAAAAAAAGAGAGGGTGTTACACCTCTCACTTTTTTGCAGTTAGTAAACTTAGCGTCGTCGCTAAGGTTACTAGAAAATAATTTTCCATTCTGTCCCCTATTTTGGGACACTTATCCAAGTTATCTTTACAGATTGCCATTGAAAAACCAATGAATCCAAGTTGTACGGCAAACAAACTTGCCAGAAGTTTCAAAAGAAACTCCTCTCTTTTAATTGGAGTCATTGGTAAGTCAAGTAATGGGTCAGCGCCTACAGGCACTTAACTTGGCGAGGAGAAGTTTTGCTGCCTCTTGGCGTGCTTCCTTCTTCTCTTTTCTGCGGATGATTTCCAGTGTATTCACTGTGCAACCTCCACCTTGACGGTTTCGGTGTACTTCTGTCCGCGATAAACGAATTCACGCTTCACGTATGCGTGCTCAGTAGTTAGAGCACTCTCGGTGTCATAAGACACACCGCGATAAGCAGTGGACTTATTGTATCCGCCGAGTAGTTTTTGGATTCGATTCATTTGAGTTACCTCAGGTAGTGGATGGTTTAGATCCCGTTCCTTCAGGCAACGTTTGCGTCCGTGTATATCTCAACACGGATGAACGTCCCGTTCCGCGTTGTCTTACTTGCGTCTCCGAAGAGATGAACGTAAGTGAGAAGTCATAAGACTTCCTGAATTATTTATACAACCTTAAGACCTACTTCCCCAACGGATATCGTCGTATGCCTGTTGGACAACGTCGAAAGGAATCTTGTACTTGTCGGTAAGGTTCTTGTCCTTGACTAAAACAAGAATCTCTGCCTCCAATGGGTGTACTGATTCCAAGATGTTGATAAACATCATCTCTCTGCGGGTGTTAGAGAGGTCATCATTACCACCTCTGACGAAGTGATATAGATTACGCGCTTCTCTACGAAGAGTAGTGCGTGCGGTTGTATCGCTGCTTCCAAGAGAGAAGTTGCCGCTCTCGTACATATCACGAGTGCTTGCTTCAATCTTATCACTCAGCGTGCCGGTGTAAACGTTTTGTTCGTTGTAACCGGAGTAAGGCACTGCTCCATCTGGAAGTGCTGATTGAACTGAGTCATCAAAGTTCCAGATCAGGAGTGCCTTGACGGCCATATTAGCATACTTTTGTAGTACTTCAACCTTCTTTGCTTTACTTCTTTGACGAGATGCTAGGTCAAAGATTTCAAATACGAGCGGGTTGTTTGGAAGGTTGAGTGCTAGAGACTGCCGGGGTTTAGCAGGAGTCTTAGCAGCAACCTTTGGTTTCGAGGTTGTTCTCTTTCGAGTTGATTTCTTTTTGGTTGTAGTTTCGTTCGCTTCAGTCATAATAACTCCATAGATTAGTCTTCATCATCCCATTCATCATCCATACCATATGAGTTTTCAAATCGAATGGCAAGGATGTCGTCGGGAATGATATTCCCTTCTGCATCATAAAATTCTGGATGTTGTGGGAGTGCTGCCGCTTGGGCAAACATAAAATCACGGGTTAGATAACCAATGACACCACCCAGAAGGAGGAACATCAGGACCATAAAAGCAGCCATGATGCACAGAACAGTGGTCATAAGACCTCCCTCTAATTATTTTTATTTAGATACTTACACAATACCTTCCTCTCGGAGGTGATTCAAAGCATCTTTTGCTCCACCAATGACTTCACCGTCCAAGATAATACGAGGAAAAGTTGAGTCACCAAAACGCTCGACAAATTCCTTCTTATCGAAGTCTTCATCGAGCATCTTTTTCTGGTAAGAGAGACCCTTGATGACAAGGAGTTTCTCGATAGCGTCACAGTATTTGCAACCTACTTTGCTGTAGATTTCATACATATTAATATAGCAATGGTTGTATTATACCATAGATTTATGGATTTTCAAGTTGGTGGACTCGGTCTTTTAGATTGCGTATTGATGCAACCAACAATGGGATGAGTGCCATATAGTTGACACCCCTATCAGTCTCGGTCTCACCAGTAAGATAATTGGTAGCAGGACCAAGTAGGTATTCAAAGTCAGTTCCTGCTAATTCTGCTGCAGAAATGACTGCATCTGTTCCTCTCCTTTCAACCGTAAAATCATCCCAGGAATCAATATCAAGGTTCAATGAGGTTGCGATTCCAGCAAATGAAGATGAGGTTGCCCCAGTAACAAAGAAGTTGGGGGAATAGAAAGCGTAAGTCTCAGAAGAAGAGGAGCGAGCATAGGTGTTGCTTGGTGTGCGGAATTGATCAGCGTGGATACGACGACCTGCAGGAACACAGTAAACACCAGCACCAAATTGCACACCATAATACTGACCACCATTACCAATACTACCAGTGCCAGCAAATGCCAAATACTGAGTCGCAGAAGATGAACTTTGCGTCCAGTAGACCTTATTGGCGTTGTCATTCGCTGGACCTGGAGGTCCTGGAGGTCCTGAACCACCACTACCGCCTGGAGGTCCTGGAGGACCAGTTACACTAGAACCTGGAGGTCCTGGAGAACCGGGACCACCTGGAGTTCCTGGAGAACCATCGCCACCTGGAGCACCGTCAGAACCTGGAGCACCAGCTGGTCCTGGTGGTCCTACACCAGCACCACCACTCATAGCGGATACTGATACCCACTTTTCTCCGTCCCACTCGTAAGTGAATGTGCTAGTTTGATACCTATCTCCCACCTCAGGAGACTGTGGAAAAGAAACTGCCATTATTAATTGATGTTTTACTAGTATTTATTATGGATTTTCAAGTTCGTCTACTCGTGCTTCAAGGGATTCAATACGAGCAATCGATTCTTGTAGTGCCTTAGTTAATGGAGCAATGAATTCATGATAGCGAAGACCTTGTGGGGGATCAGGATCAGATATTTGATCTCCATAGTCATCAAGATTTTCTAAAACCCATCCACCAAAATCATCAGAAGAAAGTCCACTGTTGTCTAAGAGAGTCTTAATATCTTGAGCCATGAATCCAAAGTGGAAGCGTGTGCCTGGTTGAGATACAAACACAGTGTCTCCGTTTGAATCGGCAACTCTAATCCTTTGGTTGAGTGAGTCAAGACTATATGCACCTTGAGAATCCGTTTGCCACTGCGGGCGGATGTCCACTTCTGCATTCTTATAAGCAACTGGATTGAGTGCCT